AGAATTACAAGTTCTTAGAGAAAGAAACGAAGAATACAGAAAAGCTTTAAACATTTTCAGAACAAAATTAAATGAAGTTGCAGTGTTCAATTCAAACTTAGCATACGCTACTAGATTGTTCACAGAACATTCAACAACAAAACAGGAAAAAATCAATATCTTAAGAAGATTTGATTCTGTTGAATCTTTAAAAGAGTCAAAATCTCTTTATAAAACAATGAAAGATGAATTAGGTAACCAAAGTTCGGCTACTGTAGTTAAAGAGTCCTTACAAGAGAAAATCGAAAGAACTCCAGCTTCAGGTTCAGCTATTAACTTAATGGAATCTAAAACATATGAAAATCCTCAATTCTTAAGAATGAAGGATTTGATGACAAAAATGAATGTCGTTAAATAAATAAAATAAAACTTAAAAAAATATTCAAAAATGGGAGCATTATTAGAATCAGGTCTTGTTGGTAACATCGGGTTAAAACACCTTAAAGTTATCAAAGAAGATACAATCAACAAATGGGATAAATTAGGATTCCTAGAAGGCCTTAAAGGTCACCTAAAAGAGAACGTTGCTCAGTTATATGAGAACCAAGCGTCTCACTTAATAAACGAAGCGTCTGCTACAGATTCATCAGGTTCATTCGAAACTGTTGTTTTTCCAATCGTTAGACGTGTATTCTCTAAATTATTAGCGAATGAAATCGTTTCAGTACAAGCTATGAACTTACCAATTGGTAAATTATTCTACTTCGTACCTAAAATTCAAGGTTACAACAATGGTGACGCTAACCATTCAGGAGAGCACTACGCACCAATTGGTTCACCAGGTAACTATCCAGGAACTATCGATGAGGGTTACACAGGAACAGGAGCTTACGCTAAAAATCTTTATGATTTATTTTATGAAGGTTCTGAACCAACTTTAAACCCAGCAGGTCTTTTTGATTATTCAAAAGGTCAATGGTCGGCAATCACTGCTACAACTACTATCCAAGTTTGGAATGACGGAAAATTAGACAATGCAACAACTCAATTTAATGGTAAAAACGTTAGAAAAATGATTGTTAAAATGTGTGGTTTCTATGATAACGGTGTAGGTAAAATGATGGGACCTGACGGTTCAGAAATTGATACTGAAGCTTTTTTATCTGACTTACATATCATCGCTGGTACAGGTTTAACTGCTGAATCAGGATGTACTGATACTGCGGCATCTGCATTACCGTTCAGAGTTGTTACTCAACAATACGGTAAAGGTATCGTTTCACCAACATCTAACAGAGTACCAACTACATTCGCAAACGGAAACGGTGGCGTTTATGAAAGTGTATGTGATGTTAATGGTTGTATCTACTTAGAAGTTGATTTACAATGTCCAGTATGTGCGACTTGTGGAGCTGACTCTTTAGACGGATACACAGGTACTTCTATCACTACTGCAGTTGCGGGAACTTCATTCATCGCTGTTTTCAGACGTTATGAAGAATTAGAATTTGAAGATAAAATCGGTGAGGTTTCTTTCGACTTAGAATCTGTTACAGTTTCTGTTACTGAAAGAAAATTAAGAGCACAATGGTCTCCTGAGTTAGCTCAAGACGTTGCGGCTTTCCACAACATCGATGCTGAAGCTGAATTAACGGCTTTATTATCTGAACAAGTTGCGGCTGAAATCGACCGTGAAATCTTAAGAGATTTACGTAAAGGTGCGGCTTGGACTTTAAGATGGGATTATAACGGATGGAAGAGATTATCTCAAACTACTTCTTATACTCAAAAAGATTGGAACCAAACTTTGATTACTGCAATCAACCAAGTTTCGGCTCAAATCCACAAATCAACGTTAAGAGGTGGAGCTAACTGGATTGTTGTTTCTTCTGAAATTTCAGCTATCTTCGACGATTTAGAATACTTCCACGTATCTAACGCGGCACCAGACCAAGACCAATACAATATGGGTATTGAAAGAGTTGGTACTTTAGCAGGTCGTTACCAAGTTTTCCGTGACCCTTACTTCCCAGCAAACACAGTGTTAATGGGACACAAAGGAACGTCATTGTTAGACACAGGTTACATCTACGCACCGTACGTACCTCTACAATTAACTCCTACAATGTACAATCCATTCAACTTCACACCTATCAAAGGTATTATGACAAGATACGCTAAGAAAATGGTTAATAACCGTTTCTACGGACGTATC